CCAGGAAGTGTTGTTTTCAAGCGGCATAACCGCTTCCCTGCCTGCTTCTCCGACCATGGCAATAGTAGGCTTGTTTATTATAGCGCCTGCCCCTAGCTTTGGTATCGTGGGTATCTTAAATCCCTTACCTCCTACAATTGGCACCCAATCAGGAATTTCTATCTTATTTAAACCTTTTATAAAATCATTTATCCCATCTATGATCCAATTTAGGGGTATTTTGAATATAGCAATCAGGCTATCTGCAAAACCTTGGAATATTTCTTTTATCCCATTCCAAGCCCGCTCCCAATCTCCGGAAAAAACTCCAATCAAGAAATCTAATACTCCGTTCAGGGATTTTAATAAGCCTTTTATAAAGTCTCCTATTGCTAGAAAGGCGGGCCCAATTATTTCATCCATTAGCTTATTAAAAACCTCTCTTATTACGGGCACAACATGTTTTAATAGCCAATCTATAATCGGCTGAATTAAATCCCATAGAGTTTTTAACAGTTCTCCGACCTTACCTACAAACTCTAATACCCCTTTGACAATATCTTTTAGACTTTCGTCCCATATTTTCTTCATCCATTCAAACATTTTATCCCATATAGGTTTAATTAGCTCGTTCCACAGATACAAAAACCACTTTCCTATATCATCCACAAAACCCATTACACCATCAACAAAATCTTTTCCCCACGTGTCCCAAAATTCTTTTAATAGCCCAAGGGAATCCGACCATATCTCATTAACTAAGTTTCCGGCATCCGTAAACATTTCTACAATGCTATCCGTAAATTTCTGGAAATCTTCTTTGCTGTTTTCTGCAAAATCTTTTATGTGCCCGGTTATAATTTCAAATGTATCCGCAAGCACTGTGCTCACCAACATAAATGTATTAGCAATATTCGTAAAAGTATCTTCTGCAACCTTTTCAATTTCAGGCTTGTATTTTTCTATACTGGTCAACCATGACTGCCCGATGTTTTCCCAAGCTGTAGTTAGATTATCCAACCCCTTGCTGATAGTAGTAGAGGTTTCTGCGATCCAGACCTGAATTGGCCCTTGCATGTTGGCAGTAAAGTTTGCAAAACCTGTCGCTATAGGTTCAAATAAATTTCCTGCTATTGCAATTCCATATTTAAATTGTGTGCCTATCAATTGCCCCGCCGACTGCATTATAGGTTGTAGCCCGTCTATAGCTGTTTGCGCTATTTCGCCCCAACCCGAAAATGCAGTTGTGAGATTTTCTTTGATACCGTCAAAATTTACTAATGCTGCGCCTGCTTTGATACCATCAAAGATGTCCTTTGCACCCCAGTTGTTATAAAAGTCCTCTATAGCGGTTTTTAATTTTGCGATTTGTCCTATAGCTGAATCCTCGCTTGGCTCTGCCGTCTCGCCAATGTCTATCCCACTTGGCAGACCAGCAGATCCGCCCCCAGAATCTTCTCCGGAAGAAGTTGATGTTTTTGATAGAACATTCAACTCATCAAATGGGGCTAAAGCATTTTTGGCTTCCTTCCCTGCTTTTTTTGCCTGCTTGCCTGTCTCTTCTGTCGCATCACCCAGCCCCGCCATTGCGCTTGTTTGCTCCGTTGTATCCTCCGCATTTTGTATAGCTCCAACATTTGCCTTTCCAAAAAGAGCTTGGCTGAATTGTGCAATTTTGCTAACTACAAAGCCTATCGCATCTGCCATCTTGGTTAAAGCGGGAAGTATGACGTTGTATATAGGGAGAAATGCTTGCCCTAAATATAACTGTATATTCTTTAAGCTTGCGAGAAATTGCGATTGTCTTGTAGCGGTGGTATCAGCCAAAGTATCGCCATATCTTGCATATGCTTGTTCCAGAATGGCGGTAAGACGGATTTGTTGTTGGGTTTGAAAATCAAGTTGCGCCCATGTTTTTCCATTCGCAAATTTCTTAAAAGCCTGAGTGCTTTGTATCATAGAAATATTAGTGTATACGCCCAAATCCTCAATGGCTTCTGTGCTCCCCAACATGCCCGAACGAATTCTATTTGCAGTGTCCTCATAGCTCCTGCCAGTCTTTGAACTTATTATTGCAGCAGCTTTCATGAGCTCTTGGGTACTATCAGCTGTTTCTTTTGTACTCTTTTGAAAACTACTTAAAAGGTTAGAAAATGTTGAACCGTATTTATACGCCTCTGCCTTTCCCATGCCCAGCGCCTTGGATTGAGTATTTACCCAATCCTGAAATGCTTTAGAGCTATTACCCATATTTCGGCTTATATTATCCATAGCGCTTTCAACGCCCATTGCTACTTTGGTACTATCTTTTATTAGCTTCCCAACTGCGATACTCCCTAAAGCAATTCCAATCTTCCCCATGAGTTTAGATAGGCCGGATTGAAATCCACTTAGTTGTCCCTGCGTTTTTTGTATCTCTTTTTTGATACCAGAAAAATCTGCACCACCACGTACGATAAAGTTAGAACTTTTTGCCATATTTTCACCTCCCTAAGGAGCGTTAAAAAAGCACTTACTTTTGTAAGTGCTTCCCATTTATTTATTCAATGTTTATATATTTAGCTCTGATCGACGGTATTGTTATATCGCCACCTAACACACTTTTATACGTTGTAACTCCGTTTAATTCACCATAAATTGTAACTATATCATCTTCTAATACTCTTGTTTCTTCATCCGGCCTTTTATAAGCTACATAAATAACGTTATTTGTTTCATCTTTAGTTGCCACTCTGTACACCACCGTATCAAGCAGACCCTCGGAAACCTGGACAACCTTTCCTTTGAATACCGCCGCTTTCCCCTTATACTCGTCCGGATTTCTTTCTATTTCGCCGTAATCATATTCTTTTGCCGATTCTATAAATTCTTCTTTTTCTTTTAATGCTTGTTCTTCTTTTATTTTCTCTTTTTCTTCTTTACTAAGTTTTTTATCTTCCGTTTTTTTGTTTGTCGTCGTTTCGCTTGTTGTTTGTTTAATTTCATTGTCAACCTTTTGTTCTTCTTTCTCGTCTCCGCCACCACCTATTATGCCTATTACCATTATTGCTATAATTATTATAAACCACCATTTTTTATAAAATGGTTTCTTTTTTCTCGGCGGTTCTTGATTAGGTATTAAATCCGGCGACCCGTGTACACCCATGCTTAACCCCCTCCTTAGAAAAATATTCTAATTATAATATATAGAATATTTAGAAATAGTGCAAGGGGTAAGTATTATTTTTCGACCTCTCCTCCGAACACAGCGTTAAGCATTTTAACCTGATTCAACATTTGCTCATCTGTCATTTGTTTTTTCTTTTTGCTTGTATTCAAATATTTTTTTATATCAATTTTTTTCGCCCACACCCAACGGCTGATTAAATATGCCTGGTATATGTTCTCTCTCTGCTCATTTTCTTTATTTTCGACATACGCTTCTACATATATGTTCAATTCAGCGGGTGTCATTCCCCAAAATTCAGACGCAGGAATCTCAATTCGGGCAGCGAGCTTCAGAGCTTTCTCCGTTGTAAATTCTTCTTCCTCGCCACCGCTTACTCGTTTTTTTCGGTTTTGCCTTTGCTTTCTTCTGCCCCAAAGGCTTCGTCTATAGCTTCCGTCATGGCTTTCGTAACTTCCATAAGGTTAGAATATTCATCCACCAAGTCCATTACTTTGTTTGGGGTCAATTTATCATCTTCATGCACCAATCCGGCCCATATGATTGTTGCGGCATCTTCCATTGTAAGATTGTCCATATCGATTTTACCTATCGGTTTCTTAAATTTTTTTTCAATCAAGCTAATAGCTTTCATTCCATACCTTAAATTTCTTTCTTTATCAAGTTTTATCGGATAATAACTCATTTATTGCACTCCCTTTCACATTTATCATTTATTTCTTTTAATTTCTTGTATATTTCATCTCTAACGCCTTCTTGAATTCTGTCATCTATCATGATTCGTCCTAAAAGCCCAATAATATCTTTTCGCCTCCTAACAAATTTAAAGCAGGAGATTTACACTCCTGCCCCTACGGTCAAATTTGGTTTTCCCGAAACTTTCAATGTTGCAGAAAAGCTTAGTGGATCTTCCAATTCTGCACTTGTAGAGAAGCCCGTTACTATAGCCGCAAATTCCCACTTTGCCATATCGTTTGGGAACTGTATCACAAAATCTTGTTGCGCCCCGCTTTCGAACAGGTCATACAATTCTTTCTGCCCTTTTCCTACATCTGGGACAAAATATCCTTCTAAAGATACTTCTCCAGCGTCTTTGAATCCTGCTATAAATTCTCTATAGCCCCCATCAGACTCCAATGTTGTGGTGTCTATTGTGTCCGCCGACAATTCCAATCCGCCTATAGAGCTTAACCTTGCTACCGTTACTGGCGCGGGCGTTGGGCCTTTCCCTATTTGAAGCATTGTGCCCAATGCTCTCTTTACGTCATTTTCTGCCATACTTTATCACTCCTTTTTTAAAAATAAATTGTAAAATCAATAATCCCTCTGTTTACTTTTAAGCTTGGTTCCCACGTTTCAGTTACGTTGTTTATGTCTAAGTCTTCAATGTAAACTTCTTCATTCTCTCCGATGCTCTGCTTCGGCATACTCAAAAGAAAATTTTCTACTTTATCCCGCATAGCTGTCATTTCCTTGTATTTAGTTGCGTGGATAGAAAACATAAAAGAAAGAGCCTGTAAATTTGCATACCCTTCAAGTGTTTTTGTTTTATCCGTTTTTATCCTTGCATATACAAGATATGGTTTTATACACGTTTCAGGGGCATTTGTAGGATATATTTCATCCGTCAATTCAGGTACAGCTTGCATAATTTCATATCGCAGTGCTTCTTCTATCATTTCTTCAAGCCCCCCTTTGCGATTTCTGCATCTATCTTCTTTTGCATTGTATTAACTATAGTACTTTCTACTGCGGGAGCGTCTTTCTCCAAAGCTCCACGAACAAAAGCAAACCCGGGAATATATCTGCCATCTTTCGCAAAAAACCCATATTCTTGAGATACCGGATAGTAGCCGGTTATTTTACCCTCTTTGTTTGGTTTTTGAAAAACATCGTTCATCTTGTCGTCAAATACTACTCTGTATACCTTTTTGCCCGGCTTGGTTTTCTCCGGAACGAGAACTATACCTTTTTCGAGATTTCCGGTTAGATATGGGGAATCTGCCTTTGCATCTTTTTTTACTATGTTCATGGCTTTCTTAGATGCTGTGGTTACATATTTCTGTGGTACTTGTCCAAGTTTTTTAAGACTATTTTGGAGCTTTTCCATACCTTCGACTCTAAATTTTATTTTTGGCATCTATGTCACTTCCTTACAGTAGCAGAGCAATTCTCTATTCAAGCCTTTCACGTTTACAGCGGATAGGATTTCATATATTTTGCCGTCATGCTGTATTCGCATATCGTTTGTTATGTTGGGAACATATCGGCTGTTGAATTTAATTTCAACTTTGCTTTCCGTGGTAAGAGCGGTAAAATATTCGTTTCCCAAAAGCGGGTCTACAGCAGCCCAAACAACAGTAAATGTTCTCCAATCATCTACAGGGTCACCAAATTCGTCTTTACCGCCGAAATTTTTAAGAAAAGTAATTTTGTGTCTATAATCAGCCACTTATATCACCTTCCGTCGTATATTCGGCGGATAGTGTAAGATGATGTTTAAGGCTTGTATAGCTTTCTTGAAACCTATCCGCATATTTCGGATCCTCATACCCAAAATGGGCCTTGCAGTACACCGTAATAGCCCTTTTGATCAGAGGGTCTTCATCAGTAATCTTAGATTTTTGCACTCCACTTAATGCGAGATCAGCTTTAGCTGCATCTATTAAGTCTTGAATTTCTGTATCTAAATCATCGCCGCTC